AACTATGTCATCATCATGTCCGGGGATGAACCTTTTCCCCTCCTGCCATCCGAATGTTGATGTTGAATCTGCTTTCTTTATAATATCTATATTTTCAGATTCAAGTGCCGATAAAAACTTGACCACTTGCTTTGCGTTCTCTGAGGTCACCGTGCATCCAAGATCTGACAATACAGTAATTCCCCTTGCTGTGAATATAGTACTTCTTGGTAGTATTGCAGTATTCCAGACTCCATCTCTTTTAAAAGCGACTTCCATCTTTTCTTCACCGGTTTCCATGCTCCTCAACCGCCTTGTTAAAATAATAGGTGTTCTGCAAATTGCAACAGGCATGTTTTTCTTTTCATCTATCTTACTTATTCCTTTGTCTGAATAAATCCATCCTGCAGGCTGTCTTAAATTAACAGGTGCTCCCGGCAAAGCCTCAGGGATTGCCTCTTCTTCTAAGTCTAAGAGCTCTGCATTTGCTAGAGCTCTTCTTATTTTCAATGCCGCCTCTTCTTTGCCGAACTTTATATATGCGTCAGAAGGATCCTTGCATCCCATATACCTGCAACTCCATTTATATACTTGTCCTATAAATTGCCCTTCTTTTAAAGCAGTAGTTACCTTGTGCAGGAATACTTCTCCGCCTTTATCAGGCTCAACATGTATGTAAATTTTTAAATCCTGCAATGTGGTTGCCCATTCTTTTCGCATCATAGAAGCTCCTGGGATTCCCAGTGTGCTTATTCCCATAAACCACATACTTTGGCTATCAGATTCGCCTTCTACCAGAACTGTGTATCCTACATTTCTGATTTGCGATATCTTCCACTCTCCGTACATACAGATATCTTTTCCTGCTCCATATTTCCATCTGAACTGTTTGTTCCCATATCTTTTTCTATAGGTCACTTCTTCAGATTCTTCGTTGAAATATGGTATATAGAGGTATTGGATACCTTTTCTATCTTTTTTTGTCTGCAAGCAACATTGCTCAACTAAGAATTCCTCAGGGAATCTCTTCTCAAGGGCATATTGAGACATGCTGTATGGAATCAATGTATCTGCATCAACATCATGTTTTTTCTCCTGATCCTCATATGCCCCATATTGTTTTAATATTGCCTTGTAGGCTTCTTTTGTACTTACTCCGTTAAGCTCTGCATAAAATGATGTAAAATTTCCGCCTCTATCTTCAGCATGACATTTCCAGCATCCGGTTTTTAAATCTGCAGAGAATGAGTTGTTTTTATCATCATGAAATGGACACAGTCCTGTGAGATTATCTCCAGATATTTTATGTTTTGATATGATACGAGAATATTCAGTTTTATAATCTACTAAGTGGTCAATATCCACTTCATTTGCCCTCATATCAAATCTCCAATCTTTGCCTTAGAATCTCATTTGCTTCATCCTTTGTATAATTAATGCTTTCACCTTCTAATCCAAGAATTTCTGTCATGTACTTTATCTCTTCATCCATTCCCTCACTTACAACATCATTAATCGTTAAAACATAGAACGACTTACAATACTGCATTAGCTTTTTTCCTGCGGCCATCCCAAAGTCTCTTTCAAATGGATTGTCATCATTTAAAAGCTTTGTAAAGTATAGATGTGGAGCAATAGGAATAAATCCTTTTTCCATTACCAAACGGCAAGCATGCTTTGCCATCTGAATGTTCTCAAGAACTTCATCGTATGATTTTCCACGATATCTTGAGCATACATATACGAGTGGCATTAATGAGGGATTTTTATTTTCTGTAGTTCCTTTTTGACACTGCCCCATGTACTTCCAAGGAGAATATTTACTCTCCTTGGCGATAGTATCGTACAATCCCACTTCACCAATTACCTCAGCCACATGATCAAGCTGAAAGATATTCTCTTCCTCGTATATTGAGTTATCTGCAAAGTAGTTATAAACTTCTGTGTCAATTACTTCCCCCACCTTTATATGGTCATTTGATATTCTGCTGTTGAAGTCTCTATATATTTCCATACATATACCATCCTTCCTTAAACTCTTTATTTAAAAGGCAATCCGTCATCTGACTCAAATCCATCCGGTATGTCCATCCACCCATCATCGTCAACTTTTGGTTTGTTTGAGCTTTGCTTGCCTCCTGAGCTTGAACCGCTAGATTTGCTTTCAGCAAACTCAACAGACTCTGCAACCACATCTGTTGTGTACACTGTTTGACCTTCTTTGCTCGTATACTTTCCGGTTTGAATTCTTCCTTCAATTACTATTTTCATTCCTTGCCTGAAGTATTTCTCGATAAACTCTGCAGTTTTTCCCCATGCAACGACTCTTGGGAAGTCAGCATCAGGCTGACCTTCTTGCTTATATTTTCTATCTACAGCTATGCTAAAAGTTGCACTGCAGGCTCCGCTTTGTGTGTAGCGAATCTCAGGATCTCTTGTAAATCTTCCGATAAGTATTACTTTATTCACTCTTATCCTCCTTTTGTTCCTCTGTTACTGCTTTGAATTGATCCATTTCACTTAAAGCCTGTTTTAAGAATTCAAGGTCTTTGTTATTTTTATGATTTCCACCGAATTTATTTTTATACCACTCCATCATGGCCTTATTCTTTGAGCCACCAAGCTGTGTCGCTTTTTCAGTGATTTCATCCTGTATCTTTTTCACTTCTTCTGCTCTTTGCGCTGGGGACTTAACCGGATCTCCGTCATTTGCCCAGTCATAGAGCGCCTCTCCGGATTTCTCATCAAGCACTTGAATCTTACCTTCAAAGATATGAGTGTTGTCTTTTACCGCCTCTGCAAGGTGAGTATCCTGATCAATCATCCAAGTAACCATATATTCGTACTCAATGTCTTTGTCCTGTTGAGCTCCCACACCTACCTTGCGAGGCGCCATCTTTCCACGGCTATTTGCTTCAAGGACATACTCATCCTTACCTCTCGCCGTCACTATTATGTGTGCCGGTGCAAGCAGGATTTTCTCAATAATTTTCTTATTTTCCTTTTTATACTTTCCCCACGCCTGGAATGTATTATCTCCCTTGGTGGTAACCTGTACCTGGTCCTGCACCCAGTTCCATAGGTGCGTCATAGAATCTATAATAATAACCTTGTATCCTGCATCTAAGAATGCATCTATAGCAGCAATGTAATAATCCGGGCTGTATTCTTCTAAGCTTATCAGGTCATAGTCAAATTCATTAGCATAGAGCTTATCTCTCATGCCCTCTGTACCTATGTATCCTATCTTTGTATCTTCACCTACTCTGCCTGCAATTCCTGTTGCCAGCCTAAGTGCTGAATAAGATTTACCACTTCCTGAAGGTCCGCTGACTAATACCTTGACACAAATCTGTTCTTTTTTTGCTTTTGTAATTGTAAAATTAATTTTTGCCATTTTATTTCTCCTCTACATCTTCAAAATCTTCTTTGTCCGACTCCATTTCATCTATGTACTGTTCCAATGGAGACTTTTCTTTGTCATAAAGGTCAGCAAGAATTCTCTTACACTGTGCAGCAAACTCCATTGCAACCACTCCCATGTCAATGGCTGAATTATATAGCGAACTGACCGTATTTAAAGCATTTTTATCTTCTACCGGCAAAAGCTTAAGGAAGTCATCCATATCCGTTTTTACGCTTTTAAAAGCTTTCTGCATTATGATATAGTGTTCTGCAGATATACCATATCCCTCATGCCTGTTTTTAACCTCCGAAAGAACTATATTTTCCTGTATTTGTTCAAGAGTTCTATTGGCCACTTCCTGCATGTTCTCTTTCAGATTATCTTTCCACTCGAAGCAACTTTCCATTATTCTTTCTCCTTTGCACTTTTTGCTCTACTAAGAGCCTTTGTATTTGCCTTACGCTTTGAAACTTTTAATTGAGAGTATACGCTTAAGCACTCCGCAAGCCCCTCCGGAAGCTCTCCTGTTTCCTCTACAAGATTATTCATTGCTGAATTAAGTGTCCTTGAATCAACCCTTTCAACAATCAAATCTCCGAACCCTTCTTCACGAAGTATTTCAAAGAAGTCCAAGCCCTTTTCCATAAGCTTATCTTCTCCGATTTTTGAATAAATGGTCTTTTCCTGAAGGCTGTATTTGAATCCGTCTACTGTGGTATCAGGCTTTTCCTCATCTACCATCATCTGAGCTATTTCCTGCTCCAGCTCCTCTAATTCCTTATTATTTGCTTTAGTCAGTTCTGCCAGCTCGTCCTTCTTATCCAGCAGTTCCTTGTATACTCTTACTTTATCGTCTAATGTCATTAACTTCCCCATTTCCTCTTCCTTTCATCCACCCATTTTTGAAAATGGACATTCCCATTGATAATCTTTATAGGTTATAATCTCGTTCTTTATTATTTCCTTATCTACAATCTCTACCAATTGATTAAACTGTCCACCGCACTCAAATCCTAGAATTTTAATATCAATGTTATATTTTTTAGCAATATCCTGAAGTTTCTCTGCATTTATTTTCCATGCAAATCTTGCCGGAAATGCTTCCACAAGTATATCTGTTTCATCGCTTTCCAGATTTTCAAACTCAATCATAAATTCATCAATGAAAGCTCTTCCTGCCTCTATAATTAAATATTTTTTCTTGCATGTAGACATTGCATAGGTAGAGTATTTGCCCTGAGTAAACTTTATTTTTTCTAAATTCTCAGCAAGTGGTGTCATTGGTTGTATACCCTCTTCCATAAATCGAATTATGTTCTTCTTTTTTCCTCTGACTTTAAGCTCGCCTTCACACCAATTTGGCATTTGATACCTCCTTAATTAAAAATAATTCCTCCACTCATCTACAATCGTCTTTGCCAAGTCCTCTTTCTTAGCAAGTGCCTTTAGAATTGTTTCATCCACTGTTCCCTCTGTTATCAAATGAATATATGTACAGGTATTTTTTTGCCCTATTCTGTGAATTCTGGCAAGGCTCTGTGAGTACGCTGCATAGTTAAAATTGACCGAATAATACACACAGGTATCTGCGGCAGTTAGAGTGATACCAAGTCCTGCAGTATCAATCTGTGCAAGAAATACTTTTATATCATCCTTTGTCTGAAAATCTTTTACTATGTCGCCTCTATCTTCCAGTTTTACATCTCCATAGATTTCTCCGTAGCGGATTTTCTTCTTTTTCAGCATCTGTCCGATTAGGTCAATCTCAGGTCTAAACCTTGCAAAGATTACAAGCTTCTTACCTGCATCAACAACATAGTCATCTATGATCTCTTCTAAAGCATTAAGCTTTCCTTTACTTACAAGTTCTGCCTTTTCCGATCCGTCTGCTACTAAAAAACCGCCTGTAAATTGTTGAAGCCTAAGAAGTTTAGTGAGCACAGTTGTAACTGTGACCTTTCCACCACCATCCAGCTCTGCGAAACTCTCACGCTTTATCTTGCTATAGATGTTTTTCTCTTTCGGAGTCAAAGTTATTCTTCTCTCAAGGAATGTCTGTTCCGGTAAGTCCAAGGCCTCTTCCTTTGTAACTCTATAAGCGATTGAGTGCTCCTTCTGTATAAGTTGGTCGAGGTCCCTATATCCAACTATCTGATGCCTGTTAAAGCCTCCCATAATCGCATACCTATTTCTAAACTGATAGAAGTTAGTACCAAATATTGTCGGATCCAGGAACCTGTACTGACTGTACAAGTCGATGGCATTATTTTGTACCGGAGTTCCTGAAAGAATAAGCTTATACCTTGCCTGATCACCAAGCCTGTGAATCGCCTTTGATTGTTCAGCATCATGAGTCTTTATTCTCTGACTTTCGTCACATATAATCATGTCCGCATCCCAGCTGTATAACGCCTCAAATATATCTTCTCTCCATGTGCTTTCGTAGTTAATAACGGCAACCTTTAATGCCTTAAAAGGAAAACTGTCCAAGTCAGAGAGTGATTTGATTCTTTTATCCTTGTCTCCTAAAAGAACCTTTACTACGGTTTTAAAGTCTGCGTAATCGTCAAACTCTTTAGGCCACACACTGCAGACTGATGTGGGTGCTATAATCAGAACTTTCTCTATTTTTTCAAGCTTATAAGCTGTACCCAGTGTGGCTATAGCTGTGAGTGTCTTTCCACATCCCATTTCGAATAGAAATCCGAACCCTTTATTTTGTATGCCCATCTATACTCCCCTTTTTATAGTTTCATATAATGGTCTGCCCAAGTAAGCATTCATACTCTGACTAGCATATGTGACTTTTTTGAGTTTTTTTTCATCAGGACCATATCTTGGGTTAAATCCGAACAGATTTACATATCTATCCAAATCCGCCTTCTCTTCATACATACACCTTGTAACTTCAATAAGTGCTCTACAGTCATCTATCGCTCTATGACTATTTTTTACTTTATTAATCAAGTGATACTGAACTATTGCTGATTCTAATCTGTGCGGATACTGCCTGCGATCTTTGTATACTGTTAAGGTATCAAGATAGTCACAATCATTAAATAGCTGCATCCACTCTTTATTCTTGTTTCTATGAATTGCATATGCCATAAATTTAAGGTCAAACTGGGCATTGTGTGCTATTAAAAGCGTTTTGCCATTACTCTGTACCATGTCTATAAATTTATTTAATACTGACAACTCATCTTTTCCTTGTTCTGAAAGTGTATCACTTGATATTCCAGTTAATTCTGTGATTTTTTGTGGTAGTTCTTGTATTCTGAAAAGCTTTATAAATTCATCCATCTCCTGCTGTTTACCGGTTTTATCAATACTTATAGCAGCCAGCTCTATTATTTGATCCATTCCTTCAGGATTAAATCCTGTTGTTTCTGTATCAAAAAATATAATTTGACTGTATTTTTCAAATATTTTCTCAAACACTTTCTTTTGCCTCTCCTATATTTTTTTCATCATTTGAGTTAAGAGAATACTCAGTATTACCATCTCTTAAATCACAGAACCTTGTTTCGTAGTGAATTTCATTACCCTTATCGACTACTGCCAATACATGCAATAATTGAGTTCCACTTGGAACATTGATTGTTATTTCCTTCATACTTCTCCTTTGTAGCTCATGCGCAATTCCTTGCATTACAAATACGGCACATGGCAAAGCTATTCCATTTCCCCACATCTTATATTTAGCTGTGTCACTTTCCGGATTGCTCAACCATTTTTTTATTTGATTATCCGTCTTATCTTTTTTTACTATACCCAGCGATTCTGCATGCTGTTGAAATATTAACTTCCAATAATCTATATCATCTGCTGTTATGTTTTCTGTCTCCAAGTTATCTGCCCATCCATCAGGGAATCCCTGCAATCTTCCACACTCTGTTGGTGTAATCCTTCGAATAATATATTTAACATTTTCATAAATAATTGTTTGTTGATTATCCCCCGGCTCAAAAGCAACCACCAAGTCGGTTGCATCTTTGCTATCTCTTTGTTTTAATGATGAAGCAACATTTGAACTTTTATATTCACCGAATCCCTGCATTGCAAAGCTTTCATGCATTACTGCACTTGGGCCTTTTGCAACAAGCGTTTGAGCTAAATCTTTCTGAATGCTAATGTCATACTTAGCATTTGCTCCTTGGTTAAACGCTGCTCTATCAATTGAATATGCTACAGAATGTTTATCAGCTGTAGTCAATGTATAAGCAGGATCACCTTCATTTCCTATGCCAAGTCCATTTGCTGTCTTTTGGCTCTTATACCTTGAGGCCTTGTCCATTACTGGGATTACTTCTTTCAAGGTATTTGGAATAAATAATGTTTGAGTTTGAGCCTGTGTGAGTGTCGCAGATTTATTTATTTGAATAAGTGGACCTTTTCCACCACCATCACAACCACTTCTTATCTGCATTGTAACCGGAACACTATCTATTAACATTGGCACATTATTCCCACCGGTTCCCATCTGTCCTGTCAGTGTCTGAAATGTACCATCTTCACGAATACTCCAACGACAGTCCTGCGAATGGTTTTCTATAATTATTGGAACATTGTTTCCTCCGGTTCCCATTTTTTGAGTAAGTGTAGGCGAATTTATACTTTGATGCACTACACTTCGTCTATCGCTTATGTCGAAACACTCGACATTTGCTCTATCTGACTTATTAGTGCCATTCTCAGGACTTCCGGGAGCTCCTTCCCTCTTCTTGATGCCCTCTTTAAAATCCCCTCGCATGCTATCTTGCTTAAATAATATTTGTGGTGCGGATTCACCTCCAAAATCTGCGACAAGGTAGATTCTTTTTCTTCGCTGGGGGACTCCCCAATATTGAGCATCGAGGGTTCTCCAAGCGACCGAGTACCCATCACCCATGATTGTTCCTTGCCCCCCCACTTTCCTTTCGGAGGTCTAGGAATAGAAACTTCTGCATCTGTGACTCTGCAGATTTCCTCAAGGACGCACCTGAAGTCCTCTCCTTTGTTGCTTGAGAATGCCCCTGGGACGTTTTCCCATACCATGAATCGTGGTCTGATGTTACTTCCTGTTCTTCCATCTGCTTTATCACTTTCTCTCATCTCCTTTACTATTCTTATCTGTTCTCTGAATAGGTTACTTCGTGATCCATCCAAGCCTTCCCTCTTCCCTGCTATGCTCATATCCTGACAAGGTGAGCCACCAGTCACTAATTCAACCTTAGGTATCTTTCCACCATCCATTTTTTTAATATCGCCAAGATGTAACATGTCAGGGAGTCGTTTCTTTGTGACAAGCAGAGGAAACGGCTCTATTTCACTTGCCCAAACAGGAACAATGCCAGCCATTTGACCAGCCAATTCAAATCCACCGCTTCCACTAAAGAGAGAGCCCATTGTTATCTTATTTCTCATTCTTTCTCCTTTTTCGTGGAGTTGGAACTCCCTCCCATAGCAACTTTTTTCCACACCAATGGCAATATGCGTGATTATGCCTTGCTCTTCTACCGCAATTAGGGCAAGTATATATATCCATGTCTCTATGTATAACCTTTGCCCCTACCTCATATCTTTGCACCAGTTGAGCCGTTTGCTCTGTGGCCTTTTCATAATCATCAATAATTCCTATTGCTTCTTGCAACGCTTTTTTATCCTTGATCCAAACATCGCCACCATTTAATTGAGCCATCTCTGATACATGAACATATAGGTTTTCCAATTGGCTTATTATCTTTTGATAATTCTTAGTCTTTTTCATCACAGTCTCCTTTATTTTGTAGGTGGCTCAATTAGCCCAAGAACCATTAATGCCATGTTATAACCCCTGACCTGATGCTTAAATGGTGACACCTTAATCGGTGGGTCTATCAGTGGTACAGGATTTTCATTTACTCTTTCCTTGTCAACTGCTACCATTATTCTATTAAGTCTCTTACGCTCTGCCTCTATACTTGCCGGTAGATTTACAAGACCTGCCAGCTTATTAAGTAGCTCAATGTCTACAACCCCACTTAGTGTCTGACTCACCCTACTCCATTTCATCTTCCCCCAACTTTTTATAATCTGGAATTGGACATTGTCAGCCTCTTTTATTAATATCTGGCCATCTTTTAATGCCATCTTCACATCATTTACCTCCTTTTTCTGAATAAAATGTGTGATTTCCATGTGTGAATAACTTTGTAAGGTTCTTAGAATGCCATGTCTCCTTATTCGTGTTTCTTTCAAAATATAAGGCTCCTTCACTTTCATCCCATCCATCTTCCACCATCTCTAAAGCTATATAGCAATCATCATTTGGAGTCACTTTGTCGTACCTCCCATTTCTTGTTGGAGTGAATTGGTTTTCTTGGAAAATGACATCTTTTATTGTGTCCGGGAAGTTATCAGATTGTACTCTGTTCAGCACCGTCCTAATTACTAATGCCTTGCCTATAGTATCTTCGCCTTCAGCTTCTGCCATTGCTATCTTAAGTAGCATATAGTCATCATCTTTTCTGATGTATTCAGGTGTTTCAGTTTCAGTAGATTCTAAACTTTTAAGATACAAATCTCTCTCAGCTTCTGCACTTGCTGCTTCACTTTCCTTCCAGGCATCTCTTTCTCTTGCTATTTGCTCATATTCATCTACTGTTACCCATATTCCTTCCGCCACTTCCACTTGACCTATATCACTTTCTACAACTTCCTGATCATCGACTACATTCGCTTTTTTATCTATGCATGACATCAACCATCCGGATATTCCTAAACAAAGACCTAAGATTAAAACTTTTCTTAAAACCTTGTTCTTTCTTTTTCTTCTCACTCTCTTTCTCATCTCTACTCCTTTAGTTATCCACATTCGTATTCACTCACTTATCCACATTTAAACTGTTTTAATTTATTAGCGATAATCCATTGACTTTATGGATGCAACCTATTTTGCTTTCTAGGCTCTTGGGCCTGCGCTGGAACAGTTTCTCCAAGGTTTTTGAAGAAGAACCGTTCCTTTTGCTCCCTGAGTATCTTTGGGTTGCTGCATAAGGTTGCCTGCAGTACAAGTCATTTCAGACTTGTCATCGGTTTTATAATGTCCCCACACATCCAGACTTATTCCGATGTTCTCTCACTGTGTGTTATCTGCCTCCGAGCCGTTTTTATTTTACTTGGACTTGCGCTCCCTATTCCAATGACGACAATTTTCCATACAGGCTTATTTCCATTTGCCGGGACGACTTATTGCATCGGCTCGTCCACACCATCGTTTTTATACTGGTCGAAGCTTCCCAGTTCATTTTCTATTCATTTTTTGGTATGATGCATACACATCTGATCTGTTTCTTTGTAGCTGAATCCGGAACAGATAAAGTATAATTAATCTTCCCCTTGTCTATTCCACTTCTTATAAATCCTTTCTCGTACAGATGCTTTCTTGCGTATCTGGCACTGACACCTTTTGAATTACAGTAGCTATTAAACTCTGCAGTAGGTATTCTGTACTCCGATTCAGCCATCTCCCTATCTCTTATCAGCTCTTTTACAAAATCCTCTGTATCAATTAATGCAGTCTGCCTACTTAGTGCTATCCACTCTGAAAGCTCATCAAGGCCATTAATCTCTACATCCGCCTTTTCAAGTACATCAAGTATCATCGGTATTCGCTCATTCGGAGCTGCTGCCAGTATCTTAGCTATCTGAATAGCTGTTTTAATATCCAGTGTTTCCAT